TCCCCAAGAGAGTCGACCATCTTTAGAGCGGACTCCGAACGATCTCCGAGACGCTCGCACAAAGAACGAAACTTATCGAAATTTTCTGCAATCTTTTCGGGTTCCAACGACATATTGCTACACTAACTCGTCGAAAGAAGACTGTACACAGCTGCTGGAAACTTCCTCGTACTTTACGGGAAATGGCGAGGAAAACGTACGGACTTCTACCGAGGTGGTCGCCGCCACATCACGCAGACGATCGGGACGAACGTCGAGGATGAGAGCATCGTGGAGCACGAAGAGTGGTCGAATGCCGTCTGTTCCCAACGTATCCAAGATCTTCTTGAATCCCAAAAGAGAGACGTCGACTCCCGTGCTTTGAGCATATGTGTTGACAAAAAGATGGTCCTGCGGATCATCAAGAACAAGAGGCCGACCGAACCTATTCTTGATACGCCCCGACGCGACAAATTCGTCCTTAAGTCTTTTTCGTAACGCGGAAGTGCCGAAGTACGACTGGACAGCCTCTGCAAAGGAGTCAAGTTTCTTTCCGCTTATTCCAAGACGAGCCCCTAGAGCTCCTCTCGACGAGCCATAGAGTTCGCTGATCACTGCCGTTTTGATGGCATTTCTGTCCACAGACCCGGAAAACAATGTCGTCGAGATCTGCTCGTACAGGTCATTCTTATCAGCGATCCGGCACGCTTCCGAGAGGATGATACGGGCTTCGAGAGCACCAAAATCAAGAGAAATAATTTTTCCACCCGAAAAGTTGGATTTGAGAACCTTCCTGTACTCTTTCTTCAACGTTAGGATGTTGGGACCCGTCGCGACCGTGAGACGACCCGTCCGCGTCGCAAATCGATCGTAAACGACGGACGAAAGAAACCCGCCAGGACCCGGACGAAATGTCTCTAACGCTCCACCGTCGCGGTCAGCCGATGCAAGCGCCTCTCTATACGCCAGAGGATCGACTCGAGCGGGTCGAAAGGAAGACAACAATTGGCCACACGGAAGCCACGTGTCACGATAGTAATCTTTTGGAAGGTTATCGAATATTTCCGATACGGAATTTACAAGATTTTTTACGAAGCTCTTGTAATGTCCAGACGGCATCGCGTGCGACCACATGACTGATCCTGTCGTCAGCTGCGACATCGCGGTGGTCCATTTAGACGGAGGGGTTGACGGGACCTCCGCATGCGCGATCTTTAACAATGAATCAAGGCACAGCCCGTCGTTCTTGGGAGAACCCGAAAGAAACCAGGCCGTAGTCGGGGGTGAACTTGTCGTAAAGCAACCATCGTTTTCCACGACCATGTGAAGCTCTGAACCGAGCACAGCAGAAGATAGACAAAACGCCACGACCAACAGTAACAAAACCCTGCGCGACTTTACAATTTTTATGGGCTATTGTTGTTGAGCGCGTTCGAGCTTTGTTCTGGTTTTGCAGCAGGCGTTGCATTCGCCGCGGGCGCGGCCTCTGCCTTCAACGCTTCCTTCATGTCTGCGTCGAGGTCGTTTAACCACTTCGAGAACTTTTGAGCGCCGAAGAACTTAGAATATCCATCGAGATACGTGAACGTCCAATTCGTATCGAACTTTCCGGGAGAAAAGCTGTGAGCGATCTGAGTCACGGAATAGATGTTGTCGAGAGTCGTGCCCGTGCCAAAATCAATAAAGAAAGACTGATAGAGGTCGGCGAGGGGGCAGCCAAGCGTCGTCATCTGGAGCTGAGCGGGAATCACTCTCATCGGTATGTTTAGCTCTGAAAGAAGTCCGCTGGGAGATAGTCCGGACGGTGCTCGGAATGATCCACCCGTCGCCTGGATCGTCGCAGCAAGACCGTCCATCTTGGACGCAAGAGTCGCCTCCTTTATTAGACTGCCATTGCTACCCATATTGATGAAGGGAACAACGTCTTCCATCAAATCTCGCAGTACGTCTCTACCCGAGACGCTCGCTTTCCCGTTGACAAGCTTTACTTTGTTGTCGGGAAAAATGGCGTCTTGGACGACTTCGACCGGCGGGGCGGGCTTTCCTGGTTTCGGCTTATTGTTCGCATCCTTCTTATTCTGCCGTTTTACTTTGGAGAGATGCTGACCTCGGACTTCGAAGCTCGATCCATCCTCTGAAAGAAAGACGGATTCAGAAATATTAGAATACGGGTTTGCGGTCTTGTCGTAGATGTGGATCTTCTTGATCTTTCTGCCGTTGCCACTGGGGGCTTTTCCGCCGGGAGTGTAAGACACGCCGACGGTGCCCTGTATGCTGTTCAATAGGTCTACGTTGGAGGCAGCTTCTGTACCCTCCATTAGAGTCTCGATCTTTATGGCGAGAAGGGGCGGCTTAAATTCCTGATAGTTCGCCGACCACTCGGCCATTTTTTCCTCAAATACGAATTTTTCCTTTGGGTCTCCGCTATTGGACTTCTTCACGGGATCCTTGTTCACATTCGAGTAGGGCTCAAAAAGCGACGACATGCCGTAACCCGGAGATCGTACATCGGCGAACTGTGTGCTGGAAATAAAACTGAGAAACTCTTCGACGTTCATCAACTCTCCGCCGCGGGTTATGATGTAGTCAGAAAGCTGTTCAACGAATTTCTGGACGTGAATGGGGAATTCGGCGATGCTGTGGTACGACGCGGGACCGCACGATTCGTTCAGCTGATAGAAGTTGAACTGCACCTCATCGATACCGCTTTGGGCAGCGAGCTGCAGTATGTGCGGCATACACATCAGAGAAAATATCTTGCCAAAAGACACCATATCCCTTCCCTGCTTTATCGCGGTCTCTTCTGCGATACGAGGAGCCTGGGATTTTCCCTTCTTATCCTTCATGTCCGAAGCCACGAGCGGAACAGAGGAAGCGTCGTGGACGGTCTTCACAAGCTCTTCACTGAAGATATACTTCTGTTCTGGCTCTTTGATGTTCTTGCGCAGCGTCGGGAAAAACGGATCTTTCTTCGTGTCATCCTTGAGAGAGATGATGCTCCTCGTTATGATCGGTTTAGCCTGCGATTTCAAAGAGTCTGGTCCAAGAGTGACAAAGATGGTCAGCAGATTGTTCAGCACACGTTTTAAGGGTTCAGCGTTGGCGGGTGTAGGTTTTGCCTGCTCGACGCCGGCGATTGCCTTCGTCAGGAGCTTCTGTATGTCAGGCACGGGCATATTGATCTGAAAATTTCCTTGAGAACATGCGTTGACGAGCTGGTGGATCCTAGCGTCCATTCCTCCAGCTCCAGCCGACGGATTTCCAAGGACCGCTCTTTCTCTGTCCACCGCCTCCATCGCTTTTCTTATCTGAGAGTACGCTGTCGTCAGGCTACCCCCGAGCGCATCGGCCATGGGCTCCACCTCGAGGTTCACGTAGGCCTTCGATACGAGCTCTATCTTCATGCTGGCCTGCCCGTCGGGTGTGAAGGAAAATCCGGCGTTCTTGACGCTGAAGGCCTGTCGAGTCAGCATGTTCTCATTGATGAACTTGGCGTAGGCATCCTGCGGTCCACGTCCACGAGGGGCAAGCCATCCGTACGTGAGCCAGACAGTCAGGTCTCCGTAGCCCGATGGACCTCTTATGAACTCCGAAAACTCCACGATGCGGGCGCGATCATGTATCTTCAGCTCGATCTCTCCCGAATGATGCATGAACATTCCGGAACCTGCATTGATGACCTTCACGCTTCCACCCATGAGAGAAGCCGCCGGAAGGAAAGGTTTAACATCGTTCAACCTTCCTGTAGCCGGTCCGCCGCCGAGCTTGTCCATATTTGTCAACGTCATGGGAGTCGTGAACATCTCCATTCCGGAAAAAAGAGAATAATTATTTGTTGTCTCTCCGACGTATTTGGATGCAGCCCCGCCGCCGCCCGGTGTCGCGGGCGGCGGCTTCCCCGCGCCGCCCATTCCCGTAGAACCACCAGAAGATGTGTTTTTTCCCGGGTCTCCGTTGGCTGGGTTGTCAGTAGCGGGGGCGTCCGCGGGAGCTTCTTTGTACGTCGTAGTTTGTCCTGTGGGGAAAGCAGCGATGAGAGACTTGTCGGCTTCTGTCAGGGGTAGCGCGGCATAGTTGATTGAACCCAACAAGAAACGTAGTAAGGAAGGACGACTTGTGAAAAGAGAGCTGGCGTTGTTGGAGTAGACGGGAAACTGAAATTCTACGTTGAAATACGGTACCATCTGGGATGGAAACGAAGAAGGCATGTAGTTCAAGAAAAATTCTATCTCCGCTACGTTCCTGCGAGAAGGAGAGAGGAGAGGGGACTTCAGAACATTCACCATAAAAGCGATGGGTTTGTTCTTTCCAGAGACGAGAGGAGGCGAGTCCGCGGACGATTCGCAGACTTCCTTCCAATAATTGTTTATGGCAAAAGAATCTTCTATGGGCTTTGTTGCATCCTGCAGCATTTCTTTCTGGCTACAATGGTACCAGTACTGCATCGCAGGATAGGAAATGACCTTCTGGTTGTGCCGTTTGTCGGTCGAGGTTACAGCTTCTCCCTCTTGATAGTAACAGCTGAAGAGAGACCCCGCGTCGGCTGCCATCGGAGGTAAAAGATCGTCCAGTATCTTGGCCTTCCCCGCTACGGCATTTTCGATGAACGCTTTGTACAACTTCTTGGAAGATTCCTCACCATAGGTCGAGGCAGCCATACGAGACTGGCCTAGCTTTTGAACGCTTCCCAGGTCTTCTTTCAAAGACTTATAGTAAGGCCTCAGATACTTCGAAAAAAAGCTTGCCATTTCTTACTTTTTCATCCCAGCATATTTTCTACTGTTTTTATGTCCGGGACGTTAATTATCGTTCCGGGTGGTACCTGCATCCCCCAGCCCACGTCGCTCGCGGCGGCAAGAACCCACCAGTACCTACCGTCTCCGTAGACTGAGCCCGCTATAGTGTCGAGGCGATCGCCCTCGGTCGCGATTATAGTTTGTTGGATTCCTATGTAACCCGCCTTTATGTTTGCTCGCAACGTAGCGATGCTTCGAGAGGCAGCATACCCTTTGCCGTCGAAAGAAAAAGAGTCTCTAGAGTACCTGCTGAATGCCATCTGGTTTCCCTCTCATAATACACTATCTTAGTAAAGCATTTCCGGACTATAGTAAGGACCGACAGAATAAACAGGCGCTCTGTTTCTACCGAGAGAATCGAGACCGGGGGAAATGTCGTGTATCGGAGTAAATCCAATCGACACCTTGCACATCATGGGGGCTGTGTTTCCGAGAGTCGTATCCCATCGCGTCTGGTTGAGCCAATCAAAATTCATCGAGTCTATGAAGCCCGCGAGGCCGCGGCCGCCCGTAGACCTAAAGGATCGAGTTATTGAATTTGTTCCCTTATCTCCACCGTCCATAAAAGTCTTCAATGCGGTAGCGTAACTCTTCACATCTCCTGAACTTGAATTGATAAAAGATAAAAGATAGTCAGAAAACTTACCAGCAGAGTCATCTGTAAGAAACAGCAAGTCTTCAAAAGTGGCACGAAACAATATTCCGGTACTTCCGTTGATACGGGGTCCTACACCTTTTATCGTTGGAGAAAGAACCTTGCCTTGTGTATCGCTCTGATATTTATCCCAAGATTTTTTGCGTGATCCATCGGGGTCAGTAACACCAGCCTTCGCATAATCGACAAACTTTAGTATAACGGTCTGATTATCCTTATCCACGCTGTCAACTCGTCCAAAAAAAGCGCCCGGATAATCACCTGGATTAAAACTGCCGGGTCCTGTAAGCGTGTCTTCGGTAGGTCTATACTTTCTGTCCCTAACTTTGAAAGAATATTTGGAAGGAGTTATGAGCTCTTTTATCACATAATTGTTTCTAATGTTGGGGTCTCTCATGAAAGCGGCAAAAGAAAAGTTGCTTGGAAAATTTTTCCCACCAAATTTTGCATCTCCATAGTCGTACGCTCCGAAGATTCCCGCTAGGTTGAACCTAGAATAGTTGCTCGATATGACGTCTCCTATTCTCAATCGAATCATAGGGGACGCTCCTATCTGCTGAGAGAAAGGACGGACGAATTGATAATTACCACCGAGCGCGATTGCCTTGCCCTTGGTGTACTGGGGATAGACAAGCGTCACGAGCTTGTTGATCTTGGTCCACATCGAGTCGAAGTCTTTCTTGTCGGTGGACGCGATGATGAACGAAAGGCTGATCTTTCGAGACGTGTTCTTATAGATCTTTATGGGATCGACTCGACCGAAGGCCTCAACCGACTCGTAGTTTGCGCTGTAGTCATCCGTCAAGTTGTTGAGAAACGCGTGAAACCCAAGCAACTCATTTGTACGTAGATCGTGGAAATAAAATTGAACGTACTCGGAATCAAAATCCTTCTCTAACCTCTCGCGCGTCGCAGTGTCTATCCGTCCCCCTTTGGTAGTATCCACAAATTCGTATCTTGTTTTTGCTAGCGGGTCTGTCGTGATGAGACGTTGAGATCGAAAATCTCCAGCAAGCCCGGATGCGAAAGCGGGTGTAGACATCAACAGAAGGTCGGGCGTCCTGTTAGAAGCCCACGATAACTTTAAAGTAGAATTAGAAGGAACTCCAAGACCAGCGGCGGCATAGGCATCGCCACGAAGTCTGCTCTTTATGAATGCAGAAGACGTCCAATCGTCTGGTCTATTGTCCGTGATCGAGATCTTTTGTCCGGCGTCTACCTCCGGGACCGTCTCATCAGGTAAAGATTCTCCCACGTTATCGCCGATCATCGCGAAGACGTTCAACGCCTTTATCATCCTCGAGTCCCTGATCTTTCCCAATATCTCGAAGATACCCTGAATACCCGCGAGCGGGTTGGACAGGAGCAATTTACCGAGGTTCTTGAAATCGTAGACAAGCAAAACAACGGACCTGACTATCGCACGAGCCATTGTGGCAAAGAATCCCGGACTAGAGAATGCGGGGAGAGAAAAAGTTGAACTTCCTCCCGAGAGACCGAAAAATGTCTTCGTTCCAGTTATGACTGCGTCGAGGAACGCACGCTGCGTTGGACCGAAACCGAAGAACCTCATCAGGACGCTCTTGTCGCTGCCGGGAAGCGGTATGAATGCCTGGATTATGGAATCCGGAGACTGTCCTCCCGCTCTTCCATGGAAAGTACCGAGGCCTGGCCTACCTGTGTCTGCGACGCGGGTGGGAGAAGAAGCATTGATCTTTGAATCGCTGCTGAGACCGAAGAGGAGACCGAGGAGGTCGTAGAAGCCGATGATGACGGCCACCATCGCGATAGTGAGGACCGTCATACCGAGGGGAGCAAAGCTGGAGAACGTTTCCTCCATGTGGTTGAGCTGCCCCTGGAAAGTCTTGCCAGCATCGTCATTGAATTCTATGACAGGTACATCTGTCAGGTCGGTGATGATGTCCTCGACGCTGAGGATCCTGACCGGACGTGGAATGTCGATCTGACCGAGTCCCGGGAGGAGGTCGAGAGCCGTCGTTCCGGGCGACCTAGGGTTGGTGCTGTCGGTTATTAATGTCGATATTTCGCCCGCGGCACGGAGCTGCAGGACGTTTCCGATGTTGGCCAACCTATCGAAGCCGTAGTTCCTGGGCGCGCCAGGAGAGAGCGAATGGCCCATCGAGAGAGACCTCGGGGGGGCAAAATACATGAGGTTATGGGATCCAGCTCCGGAGAGTTGTTCCGTCCGCGCCATGATGTCGGGAACCCCCGGAAGTCCGGGCGACGGCGCGTTCAACGCGCGGTTGTCGGGATTGAACCTGTTCCTGCTGAGCAGGTCCTTCACGTAGGCCTGGACGACGGGCTTCGGACCCTGCCCAGCCACGAGCGTGTCGGACCCGAGCGGATTTTCCACCGAAGTACTGCCCAACAGGTTGTTTCCGTCGACGTCGCCGTCCTTGGCGGCCCCGCGGACCATACCGACTTTTATTCCGTTAGCCTTCGCGGCGGCCGACCACGAGTCCCACCATGGACTGTTCTTCCAAGAGATGAAGTTGTAGGCGTTGCTCGGGCTGGATTGGTTCTCCGTCGGAGAAGAGCTCTCGATGCTGACAGCGTTGACAGTTCCGCCCGGCGGGGAGACGGGGTACCTGTTGACGGAAGTTACCGTAGAAGGTTCTTTCGCAAGTTCCAGAAGTGACAAGGGCGCATGGGCCTTGTCTTTCCCGGAGTTGAAGACGTTGTCCGATGTACCGCCGTCGACGGTCACTCCCGCGAGGCGTCTGAAGGGTCGAAAATCGACATCGGTGGGAGCATCGGTGTCGACCTGTGCCGAAGAATAATCGTAGAGGTTGGGTCCGACGACCGCCGAAGTGTAACCCGCGATGTTCTTATTGAGGCCTCCCGAGTCTTTGACGTAGTGCCCGCCCGCGGGGGCGGGTTTCGTGGCATCCGGAAGCAGTTCGTCGCCGTCCTGGGATCCCGGTGCGGCGGCCGTGAGGCCACGCTTGATGCTGATCTTGCTGAGGTTTTCTGTGTACGAAGGGGCGAAAAATCGGCCCTTGGTGAAGTAGCTCGGATTCGACGGGTTGCCCTGTGCCGCGGTGACAGAGAGCGGGTTGCCCGCGGCGTCGACAAGGCGACGGGTCTGTAGCGTCTTGTTGACGATGTCCACCCCGCCGACCGGGTACTTGTTCTTCCCCGACTCGACCGTCACTCGTGCCGCCGCAGATTCGACGGTGAGCGTATGAGCGCCGTCCGGCTTGAGGATGTTGTCGGACGTACCGCCGTCCGTCGCGAGGTCGACCGTGGGATGAAGCGGCCGAACGTTGGTAGCAGTGATTTCGCCACCGTCGCCTACGACGACCTCCGAAAGCGGAGGGGACGCGAGCGGGTCGTAGAGGTTGGAGGAAAGCTGAGCCTTTGTATAGGAAGCTATCGGATCGTTGAGCCCCGCCGCCGCCTTCACGAACTGTCCCCCCGCGGGGGCGGGCGCCGCGGCGAGCGGGAGAAGGGTGTTGCCGTCGGGCGCTGCACCCGCCGCGAGGCCCCGCTTTATGTCGAGATTTTTTGTAAAATTCGTATATGTTGATTGCAGCGGAATTATCTTCGTAAAATAAGAAGCCGTCGTGGGAGCCGCGGGCTTCATCGGGAATCCGCCCACGTCGATGAGCTTCGCGAAGCTCGGCGGGGCGGCGGGGGGATCCAACGGAAACACGTTCTTTGTCGTGATGTCGCTCGCCTTCTTCACCACCGCGACCTGTGTCAGGGTATGCGCGACGTCGGGCGACAGGATGTTCTTCGATGTGCCGCCGTCCTGGGCTGGGGATATGACGACATGGAGTTCACGGAGGTTACTCGGCTGAACATCACCGCCGTCACCGATGACGACGTTTGGGGCCGGGTTGGCGTCGAGCGGGCTATAGAGATTTGGATCTAGAACTATCTGCGTGTAACTGTTCGCGATGAGGTCCGAATTCTTTGATAAAAGATCATTACCGCCGACCCCTGTTCCGTTCTGCCACATTCCCCTCTTGATAAAAAATCCGTTCTTGTTACCCGCCGCAATAAGAGGTATCGTGTAGGAAGAGAATTGCCAAGCGGGAGCGAAGCTGTGGATGTTCGATGGATTGTTGGAGGCCGCGGTCGCGGACGTGGGTATCTTCGTCACGGGATCGACGAGATTGATCAACTTCAACGGGTCAGAAGGTGGATCGACAGAATAAGCATTTACTTTTGAAGTTAAAAAAGAAGGACGCAGCGCGAGCTGCTGCAGAACCCACTTTCTAGAAATCCCTGCCGCAGCCTTTCCTGGGTCTAAGATCCCTGCTAACATGTCGGTGCGGAGACCGTCGGCGGTACCAAAGTCGAAAAAAGAACCGCCTGGAACGTAGAAGTCCCTCGTACCAGAAGGCACGACATCTCCACCGTCTCCGATGACGACAACGGGAGTCTGAGGGACATACGCGTTACTGTTGAACTGCTGGTCTGTGAGCAGCTTTACCGGACCAGCGATGAGTCCCATCGAAGAGAACTTTACATATGGACCGCCCGCGGGACCCGGTCCGGCCGCGTTGGGAAGAAGCGTATTTCCGTTTTGATCTGTGTCTTTTGCAGGAGCGGCGCCCCGCTTGAAGCCCGCGATCTTGGGCGTCGTCATCGATAGATCGACGGCGGGAGAAAATATCTGGGTGTTCGAGGTCGGCGTCGGACCAAGGGGACGCTGCGTGGTCGGGTCGAGTATCGACGTCTTCGTCACGCTCGCTACAGTCGGAGGGTCGACGGGAAAATCGTTGGGCCTAGTGTAGTGGGATACCTGACCCAGCGTGGCCTTGCTCATGTACTGTCCGAGCGTCAGCCTCGTCTTGACGGTGAGGTCGGGGGTCGAGGCGTTGTCGACGGTGATGTCTCCCGGAGACCAATTCCCCTGGGCACCCCCTTCGCCCTCAGGAAGGCCTGTGTCGAACGTGTAGAGCTTCCCGTCTATGTTTATGCCGCCCGTGCCCGTGTCTATCTTGCCGTCCGCCATGGAAAATCCTACTTGTTAATCTTAGATATGAAGTTCTTCGCGGCTTCCGCCACCTTTTCTGGGTTTTCTTCCATGACCTTCTTGAGCGGGATCGAGTTCTCGGCGAGCTGCAGGAATATGTCTTCCGCGAAGGCGGAGATCTTGCGACGCTGTTCGTCGTTCTCCGCGCGATCCAGAGCAAACTTGTAGAGATCGTTGCTCTTCAGGACCTCCAAGAACATCTTCTTTTCTTCTTTGTTCATACGTTATCAGTTTCCTCCTCCGTTGTTGTACTGCGGCTGGCTCATGGGTTCTCCTGCCGTCGTGAGGGTGGCACCCGGGATGTCGGCCTTGACCTTTTCGACTCCGCCTGTGCCCTCGACGGCCTTGAGCAGCAGGTTGAGACGCTGCTTGATGACCGAGTCTCCGTTGGTGATCATGTTCTTCTCGAGCTCTTTGCCGTCGACCGCTATCTTGATGTTGACCTGGACGACGACGTCCTTCGTGGACACTTGGTACGCTCCGCTCGCTCCCAGGTTCTTCCCGAATTGCGAGGTAAACGTCTTGAGGCGGGCGTCGAAGTTGAACGTCGCGCCCTTCAAGAGGGAGCTCTCGAGGTCGGCGGACGCCTTCACAAGCTTCGCGAGCGTCTCTACAGCAGGCTTCACACCCGCCTCTATGTTGCTATCGGCCCACTTCGCGGCTTTTCCTAGGTTTGTTACCAGGTCTGCGATGTTTGTGTCGCCCTCTTTCGGAAACACCTTCGACAGGCTGGTGAGAACCTTCGTGTATGAGCTATCCCCCTTCGCAGAAGCCTGCTTTTCGATCGCGACGGCGGCGTCGTCGAGCTTCTGTTTGTTGATCATGACCTCCTTCGAAGAGGAGATGACGTTTTGCTGCGTGGCCTTCACCTTATTGACGACCGCGTTGATCGCGTCGAGAGATTCCGTCGCGCCCTTGAGGTTTTCCGTGACGGCTCCGAATGCAGAAGCGTTCGTCGGTCCGATTTGAGACATGTCGCCGCCGCCGGTCCCAGAGAATGCCGACGTGACCTTCATGAGGGCGACCTTGATGGAATCGATGCCAGAGAAGTCGATCTTGTTCTTCAAGAGTCCGGCGGTCTTGATGGCGGACATCACGAGGGCCTCGAGGTCGCCGAATATCGCCTTTCCGGTCCCGACGGCCTGCGCGGCGGTGGCGGCGGAACCCAGTGCGGGATCGGAGAACGTCTTGGTCGCAGAGGTGAGAGCGATGTGCAGCCCTCCACCCTCTTGTAACGCCTTCGTCGCAGGAGAGCTCTTTGTAAAGAGGGTACCGATGGCCGTCAGCTTGTCTCCCGCGAGCTTTGTGAGCACTCCGATGTCGACGAGCTTACCCATCGTATCCTTCAACGTGGTGAAGTCGTATGTCGACTTCGCGAGGTCCTTGCGCTGGTCGTCGTTAAGAATGCTGAAATTGACGTCTTTCAGCTTCGTTCTTATCGTGTCCAGCTTTTCCTTGAGGTCGAAGTCCTTCCCCATGACCTTCTTGCTGATCTCATCGATCTTCTTGAAGCGTTCGAGCGCGTTCTCGATGGTCGTGGGACCGACCTCGTCGAGCGCCTTCTTCGCGTCATTCTGCGCCTGCTTCGTCGCATCGGCGCGAGCTTTGGTTTCTTTGTCGGCGGCGGCCTTGATGGCGTCTGTAACCTGAGTAGACGCAGATGTTGATGCTTCTGCAACTTTTTTTGAAGCATCCTGCTCAGCTTTAGCTTTCTTTTCTGCCTGCTTGTTTATGTTGTCAATTTGATCTTGGATAAATCTTGCTTGCTGGTCCGCCTGATCTTTTTCTCTCAAAGACTGTTCTTTGAAATAATCAAAAGTAGAATCGTCTGCATTGTGCTGCAAGTCTATAGACTTTTGTTTTTGATACTTTAATTCTTTTTGTAATTCGTCCAACCTTTTTGATGGTGATTTAAGGCTATTTAATTCTTTATCAATTTCTTCGAGTCTGTTTTTTGTTTGCTCTTGCGCGGCGGTATCGAAACCCAAACTTGCGTTTGATGCATCATGATGAGCTTTTGCTCGAGCTTCTAAAAGCTGTTTTTCTTTTTCTCCCGCGTCAGAAATACTTTTTATTCTTGACATTTCTGCTTGGTGCTGGGTATCTGCTGCTTTTGCAGCTTCATTTTGTCTTGATTCCCAAAACCTATTCCACATTTTATCTACTTTTTCAAGAATAGCGTAAGTCAGATTATACGCTGCAACGAAGCTACCAATGACAGCTATAACTGGCCCTATCGCGGCGCCAAGGGCGGTAAAAGAAGCGCCCAAAGAACTAACTGCAGCTGAGAGGCCTCCGCCAGAAAGAGCAGCTGTAAAAGCTTGCGAAAAAACTGTTCCCAAAACGCTTGTAAGAGCTCCGCCGAGTCCAGAAAGAACTGAAGGCAACAGCAATGCGGCGCCTATCTTCCAGGTTTCCGCACTAGAGAGTATATTCCAAAGACCCTTCTTGAGCTCTTCAAACAACCAGTCTAGGAGCTTGTCGACCCCCGGTTTTATTCTAGTCCACAGACCGTCCATCGCCTTGACAATCGGATCCGTTATCTTGTCCATCGCGGTGGCTGCGCCCGAGGTGGCCTTTTCCGCGCCGCCGCCCGTCAATCCGCTGACGAGGCCGTCGAAGATCCTGCCGAACATGGGAGTGAGAGTGTTTGTGATGAAGTTGCCGACGAGGGTCGAGATCTTTTCCAACGTCGCCATGATCTTTGTCATGACGGGCCCTGGGTTGCTGAACCCGCCCGACACATCGTTCCAAAAACTCGCGACGGAATTGATGACCCAGTCCACCATCCCCGTGAAGATATCGACGACCGCAGAGCCGAACTTAGAGAAGTGGCCGAGCAGCCGTTGTCCCGCGGGCTCTTCTTTCGAGAAGAAAGAAAAGAACTTCTTGCTGATGTTCTCCATCAGGCCGCCGAACGACGCCTTTCCGCTTGTAAGGTCCTGTATAAACTTTTGTACCTCCGACCGGATACCTGAGAGCATCTCGCCGAACTTCTTCCCGTCGAAGAGGGCCGTGATGTCCTTGAATATGTCCTTGAGACCCGGGAAAGTATCCAGCAGCATCTTTCCAAAGGCTTTGCCTTCCTGGTACACAACGATGATGACACGCTTGATCGCCATCATCATCTGCTGGAACTCTTTGGACATCTGTATGCCGTCAGACATACCGTGGATGAAAGCGCCGAAGAGACCCTTACCTTCTGTCAGTCCTGTTGGAGAATCCTTGAGGACGAGAGACATCTCTTTTCCGAGCTCCGAGACCGCCTGCTCTGTCGACATCGTGGAACGATCCACATTTCCCGCAGCCTTGTTGAACTCGTTTAACTTGATCGATGCATTCTTTGTAGAGAACAGAGCTTGTTGCTGCGCATCGTCGTAACCCGTCAAGTTCTGGATAAGCTTCCTCTGCCTGAAGTCTAGCTTCTCGCCCGCAACTCCCGCCTTCTGGAACTCGGTCTGGAGTATACTGGCGATCTCGGCCGGATTCTTCGCCATCATGATCTTGCCGACGTCGATGTTCGTGTGCATCGTCTCGTTCAACTTGGAGATGTTCTCCGCGGCGGAATCGAAGGTGTCAAACGCGTCCATCGCGCCAGTGAGCTTATCGAGAGAGATTCCTAATTTTTGGGCCCACGCCGTCGCGGCGGCGAGCTCCTTCGTCGACATGTCTCCGAAGTGACGTGTGTCGGCCGCCGCCTTGAGCATGTCCTTCGACATGCGCTTCGCATCCAGTGTAAATATCTTTGCAAGACCCTGCGACTGTTTTGTTACGTCGGTAAAGAACTTTGTGTGGCTTTGACCCAGTGCCTGAGCTCGCGTCATGAAGATATTGAGCTGCTCGGTCGTCATTCCGAGACCCTTGTAGAACGCGGCGATCGCTCCGTTGCTCTCTTCTATCTCCTTCCTGAAGTTCGCCATCGCGGGACCGCCCGCCTCAAATAGGTCGCCGAGGAGTTTCAACCGTTCGGGATAGTTTCCGAACGCCTGCATGGCAGAGACTCCGCCCATCTTAAGCTTATCCATGGATGCGGCGGTCTTCTGGATCGCAGCGTTCGTCGGGCCCGCGAGGTTACCGAACTTTTCCCTCAGCTCGTTAAGGGCCTGCGCTAGTTCAGATACCCCCCCATGGGCCTTGTCGGCGGCGTCGACGAGGTTGTTGAATATGTCAAAAGGAATGGCGATGATGGATTTTCCGATTTCCCATATCGCGTCCGCCACACGACTCAACAGGTTCCATCCTCCCTTCAGGAGCGCAGTTGTTGCCTCCAGTCCTTTCTTGAATCCATCCCATGCCCCGCTCGCGGCCGCCGCAGCGACCGGGAATTTGTCTTTTAATTCTTTTACAAATTCACCAAGATCTTTTTTCGACTTTTTGAAAACCAAGTCAGAGGATGATAAAGCTTTGTTGAACTTTTCGAGGTTCTTTGGATCCGACTTATCGAGGTCTCCCAAGCTTTTTGCGACGCCCCCAAGCGCCGCGGCGGCGGCGGTCGATTGTTGGGACATCTCTGAAAGACCCTCTTTCTTTCCTGTAAGCTCCTGCATCACGCTCGCGAGCTGCTTCGCGGCCTCCGCTTGCTGATTGAAAGATTGTCCCACCGCCTGGCTGCTGGCGGCCATCGCCTCCTGCAGCTGCTTTAACGCTTCGAGGTTTGCCTGAGCCTGTGCAAACTCTAACGTTTCATTGTTGCCCCTTTTCTTTGCCGCCATCTTTCACTCCGCAGAAGATAGATCAAAGCGGCCAGCGGACGCCGAAGAGGGACTCGAAGCTCCTCGCGGCCGCAGTACGACTTTCGTAAGCCTTCATTACGCTTTCGACTGTGGCGCTCGGGCTGTATAGCTCTTGCTGAAACCTCTGAGTCGACTCCAACGCGGAAGTCAGCGCGCTCATCTCACGATGGCTTCCGCGTATGTTTATTTTTGCATTATTGTCCACAAGCACAGAGCCAAGGGCAGTGAACAAAGCCGCTTCGTGCGTCGATTCAAAAATTCTTCTTTTCATGCTACTTCACCGTTTTTCGCCACGACACTAAATAGCAGATCTGCAAAAAAATGAACCATTCTATGTGAAGCGACGAAGACGACTCGGCGTCTGCTCTCTCGCATTTCCCTGAAGAGACCTCACATCTGGAGAATTTTGGTGGAGCGCGCGGGTGGGTCCGCTGCTTCCGCCTTCCTCTGTGTTGCCCTTAAGCTCCTTGCTGATCCTCTGTATGAACCACCGTTTGTAGGAAACCGGCAGGTGCAGGATCTCTCTCCACAGGAACCCGCCGTAGTACATCAGCAAAAAGGCGGGTTCCAGAATGAGCTGTTCTTTATCTTCAGGTCGAAGGCCAAAGAAAGTTGACGCCTAACGGCATCGAAACCTCCTCGGTGTGACCGCATGATGGGCAAGACGTCTCCTGTCTCATGATGACACCGGGTTCGTTTTCCTTGATAAAGTTACGCAGAGCGAGAGAGTCCCTCGCAGGCATCATCTTCACGAAGTTCGCTATCTTTGAACGGTCCTCTATACCGTCGATCGACACGATCGCGTGAAGTAGGTTGGTCGTGACGTTCGATTCCGACGACATACCGAGCTTCTTCTGACGTTCGTTCGTCGCGGAGATCTCTTCCTCGTCTCGGCCCGTGAGGAACCTAAACTTTACGATCTTCTTGCTGTAAGGAAGCAAGAACTCGAATACGTTCGAACCGGGGATCGCGGGCTCGAGAGCGAGCCGCCGGATCGGCAGCGCGGCGAGGTTGAAGGCGTGCTGCACCTTGGCCTTGCACTCCTCGCACTCTAGCTCCGCGCTGTACTCTGGGCCATAGCCCGTTATTCTGATAGCTATCATGAGAGCATTTCTGTCGCCGCCGAGGAGGTCAAGCGGATTTATGTTGCGGTCCACAAGGCACGACTTGATGAGCTCAGTGATGACAGTTCCCTTCTTGAGAAGAGCGCGGGAGGTGAGGATGTCTTCCTCGCGCGCGGTCATCGCGCGAATGTCGACCGTCTCGGAATTGTAGAGAGAAGAACCCTCGGAATAAACCTTGCCGGAGGACGGAAGCGGAACCGTCTCAAGGGGCACGTCCAGGCCGAACTCTGCCTTTACCTTGTCGACCGAAGAGATCATCGGCATCCGCGGGTCGATTCCCGCGGGGGCATTGGCTGAACTTGAAGTAAAAACTGTATTTCTCTTCTCACGATCTTCTGTGCTCATTTATATCCTCGTTGCTGCTTAAGCTCTTCGAATAATAAACACCGAAGAAAAAAAGTAAATAAAAATGCCCCGGGGACCGCTTCCCCGGGGCAACGTGTCGCAATATGTTTTTAATGATCAGAACTGTAGGACCGCGTTATCGTACTGCAGCGTTAGAGAAATCTCGGTGAGCGCTCCGTCTTCGTATGTTACTTCGCCAAAGTTGGCTTCTGTGATAAGAGCTCCCTTGATGTCCCAAAGCTCGATGACCGTTCCCACCGGGTCAAGCATCTTGAGCTGGATATCGCGCTTATAGAAGTCGGCGTAACCAGCGCGGCCGGAGACCGACTCGAAGTGGGTGCGGACCCATTCCATGACCTGCTGCGCGCCCGAGGGAGCGATGGGATCGTGGAGGGTGACGCCCATCGTGCCGAAGGTCGTCTTGCCGGCGAGGTAACGTCTGCTGTTGATGAAGGGAATCTCGACAGGTTCGGTCGAGATCTGCGGACGCGCCGCAGTCTTGATGATATAGGCATCGATGCCTTCGATCATAAGAACCCACCGATTCTTGCGCTTCGGCTCGAACTTGTTGGGTATCATCGATGTAACGTCTAATGTCTCTGCGGCCATTGTCTATTCTCCTGTCACCTTTTCTAAATATAAGCGCCACTCAAATTTGTTCTAGAATATTCCCGTAAATTACGACAAGTAAAAATCAGCGTAATTTACGGGAAGTTCTCTGTTCAGCCCTACTGCACCGTCTGGAGGTTGTTGGCCACGATGAAGTCGAGGCTGACGAACTCGATGCTCTTCGTGGGCTGTACGTAGATCTTACCGCGGACGGTGTTGTTCTCGATGTCCGTCTGAGTCGTCGTCGAGGAATCGATGATGACCTTGAAGCGTTCGAGACCTGCGAGGTTCTGGATCCTCTGTAGGCGGGGGGTGACCGCCGCGGTGAAGCGGGCGAGCGTCGCCGCCCTATTGGGCTCGAAGATGATCGTTTGGGCGATGTCGCGGACCTGACGTCTGATCTCGATGAGGAGACGAC